CAGAATAGTTGTCTTACCAACCCCTGTTGGAGCCAATATCACACCTATCTCCCCTTTAGCTAAACCACCCTTGAGTAACTTGTCAATACCTGAAATTCCCATAGGAATTGGATGTCTATAATCTTCTTCCAACACTGTTTCCAAGTCTGAGAAAATGTCTGATTGACCTTTCTCTATTTCACCAACTTGTAAGGCTTCTCTAACCAACCCTTCTACCTTGTCATAAGATTCAAAATCACCTTGAGTGATTATTTTCTGAGCCTTGTCCATAGCCTTTTGAAGTTCCTGTTGTTTACAGAATTTCAAGGCTTTTTCCTGAACAAACTGAGTTCCTTCGAATGGAGCATCTTTTACTTGTTTGAGAGTATCCAAAACAATTTTTGCAACCAACTCTTGGGAAACTTCGGATTTGATTATTTGTTCGAGAGTTTCAAAGTTAGGGGTGGATTCATACTTTTTGTAGTATTCCTTAATCATCTGTAAGATGATTTTGAAATACTTGTTATCGAAATAATTAGATTCAATAACATCGAGAATAGATGATGAAAAATCTTTATCTACCACTATTTGATTCAGTAACTGAATCTGAAAAGTGTTCCCTAAGTAATCGAAATTTTTATTCATAAATTGTTATATCTCCCCTGTGTATTATTAAATACTCACTTACTTAAATCAAAATCCAAATATTGAAAACTTAATCTTTGTTCTGAAAAAATGTCAGTCAAATCTCTTAAAATATTTTTCAAAAATGGTCTTACGTCCACGGTATAACGAACTTTCGGTGGAAAATATTTTCCATCAAAAATTCTATGACAAATTGTCGTGTCTCCAACTTTTACATAAATGTTGAAGATTTCAGGCCCTTCAGTATATGAAGTATCCATAATCGATGGGTCATGCATGATTGACTCACTATTGTCAGTCATGTAAATTACAGTTTTCATTTTTAGGTGATACTGTAATTCGTCTTTAACCTCATTAATTAGGTTATAGAATTCTATTGAGTTTTTTGCTTTTGGATTGTAACCCCTAACATTGAAGTATCTCTGAACGACAATATTGTCATTGAGGGTTAGGAGGAATTCCATTTTGGTGCTTTCTTGCTCTTTCATAAAGTGTTTTTAATTTTTGTTTGTGTTTCTTTTTTCTTTTCTGGTAAGTTTCATAAATGGTCGGAGGAAATTTACCCACGCTTCATCGTTTTTGGGTAGATACTTGAAAAGGCCGTCCTCCATCATCATCCTCATCAAGTTTTTGTGACCACGGTCAGTTGGGTCGATTGTGTCTGTAATCATTTGCTCTACAAGTACCTTACCCTCTTCAGTGATTAAAGGGTTGTGTAAATCGACTATTTTTTTGTTTGTTTCGAAGAATTGTTCTCCAAATGTACCATTTTTAGTTTTACCAATCAAAATATTCACCAATGCCTTTGGTTTTTTCTTTTGCTCAATATTTCGTGCATTATCTAATATTTCCTCGATAGTGCATGATTTTTCCAACATTTGAGGAAATAACTTAACCAAAGTTTTTTCTCCCAACATTTCAATACCATCTATGTTGTCGGACTTATCTCCAGTCAAAATTTTGGTTAATAAAACATTTTGGTGGGGTATGTTGACCTTGTTGATTGTAATCATGTCTCCATACCTATAATATTGTTTGGAGGTCGGAGAATAGATTGTAACTCGTTCTGATATGAGTTGTGTTAAATCCTTGTCAGCAGAAAATATTATTACATTCTCATTGACTGAAATTTTGGTATAATACGCAATAAGATCGTCAGCTTCATTGTTTGTCATTTCTACCTGACGAACAAATATTTCTTCGAGATATTGTTTAACTCTCGATTTCTGTTGCAGATATGACTCGTACTTAAACTCGTTCATATCTTGCCTACGATTTGATTTGTATTGGGGATAAATTGATTTTCGTACCGAGGAATTGGAAGAACCATCCCAAAACACAACAACCTTGTCGTGATTGTGTTCTTCCAAAAACTTTCTTAAGATATTAATAAAGTGATAGATTCCACCTAAGTGGTCTCCATCACTATAAAAATCTTTTACTCCGTGAAATCCAATTTTGAACAGATTGTCTCCGTCAACTAATAACGTTTTAATCACAACTCGTGATTTAAGTGTGGAACAATAAACTAATCTTCTTTTTCTTCTCTTAAGGTGAAGTCACCATCTGCACCGATTATGTCTTTCCAATAATCAGCGTATTCTTTTTTATAAGCTTCAATGGATGTCTTTTCTTCTGAAGCTTCTTTACCCGCTAAGAATCCATGAGGTGTTACAATGATTTTACCATCCTCATATCCCAAACCATTGATGTGGTTTTTTAACACCGATACTTTCGTTCTTGTTGCAAATTTCACACTTCGTTTGTCTTTTGTTGCGGTAATTTTATTGGTTCCCGCACCTTTTTGATTTCCAAACAAAAATACTAATGATGAGTTCAACCATATTGCTTCACCACCCTTAGCTTTAATTTTTGGTTGACCGAATGGATTATCAGGTAATTCAACCCATGGTTGATTAACTATCACTAAAGTGTTTTCATACTTCGAATCAGCTTTACGAGAACCTGAAATACGTTGATTTATTCCCATTCCGATTTTGTCTGCTAAAGTTGATGCATTGTGTTGTTTACCACCCTTTCCTTCAAAGGTCATTTTGCAAGGGACAGAACCAACTGAATCCCACAAAAACAACAAACTATAGTCTAACTCACCCTTTTCTTGAGCATCCAACAAACTATTGATGTAATCTGTAATCTGTTCAATGTAATCAAAATTATTATTGAAGATGTAAAACCCATCCCAATCCAACTCACCTGTTTCCTCATCTACAACTTCTTCGCATTGGAAACCCATAAGTTTGGCATGTTCGAAACTCCACTTTTGTTCTGTGATTATGAACACAGGAAGTATACCCTTCTTTTGAGCATCTACCGCAGTTTTTACCAAAGCTGTAGTTTTACCAGTATCTGAATGACCTAAGAACATGTTAAGATGTCCAACTGCGGGGCCAGGAAGTCCAACTGCATCTAAAAAATCAGGTCCTAAATCAAAGAATCTTTGAGGTTTATATTTTGCTGAAGTTGAAAATTTTTTCTTCAGAGTTTCGAAATCATTTTTTTTGATTGCCATAAAAGATTTGTATAAAACTCGGATACGAAACGTACCCGAGTTGAGTTAATAATTAGAAAGGTAAATCTCCATCAGGTTCGTCACCTGCTTGAGGATCTACGTAAGAAGATGATTTCTTACTTCCTCCTCCGATGAATGTTTCTTCAACAGAACTATCACCATAGACATATCCACCTTTGTCAGAGTCCCACTTAGGAGTTTCTCCTCTTGCGATTGCTTCAAGATATTCGACAGGTTTTTTGGAATATACATCCAACCATGTCAATTCATCTTCCATCCAAGCTTTTGCTTGTTGTGTATCTTCATGTACAGGACTTGGGTCATCGTACATAATAGTGGAAACTGTAGTATATTCTTTACCTTTTGGAGTCTTTGCCTTGGCAAGTTCAATAATCAAATCTCTACCTTTTGTTGGGTCAGTGATGTCTCCTTTGTTTCTCCAAATCGGAATAATTTTGTCAAGAATACCATCGTTTTTGAAGTTATGTTTGAATCTCCAACATTTTGGTCCATCCTCTTCGTGGTCTCTATCAATAACTTTTACAATGTAAAACTTACGAGACTTATATTGTTTTGCCAACTCTTTGTCAGATTCTTTACCAGTTGACATCAATTCTTCATAAACCTCATTTAGAGGTGATCTTTCATTGTCATTTTTTCCTGGATCGTAGAATTTCTGCCATTGTCCTCCAACTTGGATTTCGTGATACCAAGCTTCCTTGAAAGGAGAAGACCCATCTGTTGTAGGGAGAATTCTCACTTTTCTTTGTCCTGATTTCTCTTTATCTCCTAAGATTAAAGCGAAATACTTTTTCATTCTTTCGTCTTGCGACATTTTCGATTGGGCCCCGCCCCCTTGCTGATTTTTTTCGTACTGTGCCAATACGGCGTCTAATGAACTCATGTTTTTAGATGATTAAATTAATAAATTATTTATAGAAATATAAGTGAAACTGTGATTAAGTCAAATAAAAAAGGAACCCTGAGGTTCCTTTCAAATTGGTTGGTTTAGAATTATCTGAATGATGTCTTATATACATCTCTCTCTAAACCTCCGTTTGGTTGGAATGAGTTTTTGATATCATTAACATTAATATCAGTCACCTCGTCGGCAGTCAAAACATAATCATTTTTTCCTGTTAATTCCATTTCTTCTTGTTTGTCGTCAAAAAATTGTGAAAGTTTTTGACTGAAAGGATATGAATCATATGTTCTCAATTCCAATTTCTCTTGTGGAGTTTTTTCTCTGTACTGTTCGATTTTATTCTCAAGTGAATTAAGTTTGTTCATAATGTTGTCCATTTCTCCCAACTTAGATTGTAAATCATTAAGTTGATTGAAAAGGTTGTTGAAGTACTCTTCTTGTTTTGTCTCAATATTTTTTTGTGAATCAACTAAGTCTGTTATTTCTAATTCCTCAGTTCCTGATTCTGTTTCTTGCGATTCTCCCTCATCATCAATTTTTTCAACATCTGGATCGGAATCAACATCTATTGGTTGAGGTTCAGTTGTTGGTGCTGGTGGAGGTGTAGCATCAGATGGTGCTGGTGCAGGTGCCGCAGCAGGTTCAGGTGTTAAAGCCGCTAAAGCATCCTCTTCAGCTCCAGCTTGTTCCAAAATATATCGATTAATTTTGTTGTGTCTCTCGATTTCCCTGAGAATTTTTTTATCTAAACTCATTTTTTATCCGTTTAATAATGTTTTTATTCCGTTTGCAGTCTCAACTCTAACTCGTCTGTTGGCTGTGGTTTGATGACCAGCTCTTTCAATGAGACCATCTCTTTCTCGAACTGTATAACAATCACCTGTGTCCAAATCACAAACTTGTTTTGTTCCATCTCCGTTGTCTTCCTGAGAAAATCTTACTGATTTACCAAGATAATTATCTAATGCTGATTTAATGTTCATAAGAATCTTTTTATATAAATATGTTGTTATGCTATAAAGTGAATGAATTACTTGTAGCGGTAAACGTACCATTATTGTTTGCATTTACATAAACAACCGATAAAACAAGTCGTTGAGTAGAATTGACATCAATCACGTTAGTGTATTTTGTGTCCGAATTATTTGTTATGGTTATGTTTAATGGAGTAGTTTGGTTCGTTGAAGTGGCAACAAAAACTTTAGAAATTATACAACGTGGGCAATTGAATCTGAAAGTAACAAACCCACCATCAGGTTTTCTAATATTATAATACAGCGGACCTTGGTAAGGTGGTAATGCAACATCGTTACTTCTCTGAATAAATGATAATGAACCTTCGGGTTGTACACCCGTTTCAGAAGATGGAATTATAATTCTGAATCTTTCTGATTTATAACTATTTTTAGGATTCTTTATTTTATCCTCAGGTATTGCCGTCAGAAGAATTGAGGCGTTCATTTCTAATCTCTTTCCTTTTTCCATTTCGATTAAGTCCTTGAACTCCGCATCAATGAATT